CGGGCCGCTCGGACGCACGGAGGCGAATACGCTATGGGAGGAGACCCTGTCTACCAGCTATGTCCCGCATGACATCATGGAAGCATGGGTGCAGGAGTGTCGCGGTCATACTGCGAGCAATGCATTTAACATCGGTAAAGTCTATAAGCTGTGCCCAGCCCCGGATGCGTGCCCTGCAAGAACATTACTTGAGCGTCACGAGATGGTGTGTAATCGGAACCAGGCCGACCCGGCAGCAACTGCGGAGTTGGAGTCTATTCTACGTGACCAAATCCTGCGCGCATACATCAGGAAGCCCGGGACACGACTCGCCTTCCGAGAGGGTCGCGCAGAACCGAGGTGGGCAGCAGACTACCTGGCAGGCAGGCTCGACGCAGTGCCGACGGCAGAGATCCATGATGCGCTTGTATGGGAGGGAACTGCGGCCATGCCGCCACGACTTCCGGATGACCCCAGTGTGTGGAAGGACTCTGGGCTTGGGTGGGACACACTTGACATCGCCATGAGCCCGAACAAGCCCAAGTACTTTGGCAACATGATGACGCGGATGATGGTTGATTCCGCAGCGCCGATGCCAGGTGTGCGACACATGCGGGGCCCACACGTGCACAAGGTCGACACCAAGCCAGAAGGTGCAAAAGACCCCGCGCGTGGCATCTACTCAGGAAACCTGCGGGACCGATTGGACCAGTCGTGGATGGAGGCAGCAGTGGAGGAGGTTGCAGCACATCACCCGGCCTTTATGATTGGTGCGGATGTCGCAACGTGAGGCTCGCGTGCGTGCAATTGTTGAGCGGAATCAATCCACTCACCTGCAAGACGTACTATACAGCTTCGACATTGCGGGATGGTCTCCCCGCATGGACCCTGCGGTCCAGGAGGCCAGCCACCAGATCTGGGCAGAGCTGTATGACGAGGAACTGTTCAGGCGAGCGCGCGCAATCAATGAGGGGGCAACAGTGTACATGAACAAGAATGGCTACGCGGGATGGTTCATGAATCCGGGTGCCAACTTCGAAGGCTACAACGGGAAGGAGATGACAATGATCCTAGTGGCGCTCATGGCCCGTGCGGTAAAGCACTGGAGAGAAGAAGTCGTGGCCAGCGGGTTAGGCACCGAGCGTGAGGCAAAGTCGTGGGCAGCTGTGCTGCTTGCTTACATCGACGATGGCCTAGCTAAGCTCACACTCCCACGCGACCGCGTTGTGGCGTTGTTTGCCCTGTATAAAACCGTCACCGTGCGCACCTTTGCTGAGTGTGGCTACACGGTGGAGGCATCCAAGTGCTTCCCCAGCGACCGATTTGCAATATTCCTAAATGAGCCATATTTGGGTGGGAGACATGTAGTGCACGGGACTAGGGCGGCCATGACTATTTGCGCGGAGAACACGGAAACGC